TGTAACCGATTTTCGCTAATTCGTAGCACTCTGCTAAAGTTAAACTACGAATTGGCTTTTTCTTTAGTTTATTCATCTTGCTCCTTTCTTGTAAGATATTTTCTCTTTATCTTACATACTAAGTATATCATAACCTTAGTACTAAGTCAATACTTTTTTAAAAATTTATTGACATTTTTAGTACTAAGTTGTAAACTATATTTATAGGAGGAATAATTATGGCATATAACAAAAAAGAATATGATAGAAACTATTTAAAAAACAATTATAAAATCTTTAAAGTAGAATTAAAGAAAGAAGAATGGGAAAAAGCAGATAAATTATTAAAGGATCATAACATTACAAAAGTAGAATTGGTTAGAATAGCATTAAAATTACTAGAAAAAGGTAAAATAAAAAAAGAGGAATCTAATAATTAAATTGGATTCCTTTTTCTAATTCTATTACTCTATTTAATGCTATTGGTTTTCTTTTAGTCATAGTTTCAGTAATAAACCAGGCCCTTTTATTTTTTAAATTATATTGTATAACTAATATTTTGTCTTTTCTTCTACTAATTTGATAGATTAATTCTCTATCTAATATTATCTTTTCAACCATATTATTTTCCCCTTTAAGGCTGTATATAATATCATACTTTATTGTCGAATTTTGTTGAAATATGTCGAATATAAGAAAAATCTAACATTTAAGTTAGATTTTTAGTGATGCTCATACAAATTTCCAATCCAATCAATATAAAAAATATAAAATATTGTATTTTTTATCATGCCTATAACTCTTGGATTCGCTGTTCCATTTGGTTTTCCTGCCGGATAAATACGAAATATACTATATTTTTCATTTGTTACTGTTGGATATATTTCTCTAAATTTTTGAGGAATTTTTTCTTTTCCTTTTATTTTTAATTTTTCTACAGAAACATCCTCAATAAATTTCTTTTTATCGCCTTGATATTTAAAAATCATCATTTGATACATTTCCTCTGATAAAAAGGATAATCTTTTTATTAAATTTGATGTATCATCTATTGCTGGTTGCCCATTTTCTTTTAAAAAACTAAAGTTAAATTTTAAATATTTTTTAGGATTACAATTGATGCAATATTTTTTTTCTATTTCACTTTTTATTTTTATTTTATTTTTTGTTTTTGTTCTAGTCATTAGCAATAATATATTTTTTAAAGTAATCTTTTATTAAATCATTATTTATTACTTTATTCATACCTTTACTATCAACAGTTTTCTCCCAAGGGCCACCTGATACATGTGTCTTTTCTCTTAGTTGCCAAGCAGTATATCCGCCAAAATTTTCATATGTGATATTTAATATTTCTGATAGTTTATCATTTTTTTCAATATTTTCAATGCTATCTATCCATTCTTCTTTAAATTCAATTTCTTTTCTTCCGTAGCAACTAAAAAAATTATATACCTCTTTTACAACTGGTCCATGTTGCCAAGCAACTATATCTTCTTTAAATAATGGGTTATTATCAATTGCTAAATTAATTCCTTGTGCAAAATATAAAAGTTTTTGAATTTTAAGATGTGTTATTCCCTCATATACTTCATAATCATCATCTTCAGAAATATTATCTAATTGCTCTATTTTTGTTTTCCATACAAACCATTTTGCAAAGTCTAATGCTTTTATCATTCTCCTTACTCTTATCATAACAATCTCCTCTATCTTCCTACTATAATATTATCATTTTAAAAAATTTTTTGCAATTTTTTTGAAATTATTTTTAAAAAAATTTTTTGAAAATTTTTGGTAGTGCTTTATAGAGTACCACAAAATATACTCTAATGTCAATAATATTATATGTTTGTATCAGTTTTTATAGTAATTATTAAAGCACTATTTAAAATTTATTTTTCCACAATTAAAAAATAGGACTAAGCGTATTGCCTAGTCCTTTAAACTATTTTACTCTTATTTTTTGTCCTACATAAATTAAGTTTGGATTTTTAATATTGTTCCAACTAACTAATTGATTAACAGTAGTACCATATTTACTAGCAATACCACTTAAAGTATCACCGCTTTGAATTGTATAATATACTGCACTTGTCTTTTTAGAACTTATTAACTGATTAACTCGATTTTGTACTTCTTGGTATCTAGATCCTAATGATTGTTTTCTTGCTTCACCATTACCATGTAGTCCATTAATAACTTCTTGTGCTAATTCATCAATTGACTTTTCTTTTTTTACTGGAGCTACAGTTACATTAGCAAAATCTCGAATCAAATAATTACAATCAAATAAATTACCACCAATTTTTTCTTTATCAGTATATTGATGAATTGAATACACTTTACTATAGCTTGTCCTATCTACATACCAATGAGCAACCCATTTATCAAATCTATCTAATTTAGAATTGTTTAATTGATTGTTTAACCAGCTTAAACTAGCATAAATACCTGTATAATATCCTGCCTTTTCTATGTTTTCACAGAATGTATAACAAATATTCACTAGCATATCATTTGATGGCATACCATGTCTTTTTTTGTAGTTATCTGCATCTTCCATATCGAACCATACACCATATTTAAAATTCTTTCCTACATTTTTTAACATCCTTAAAGCATGTGATACTTCACTCATTGCTTCGCTTAAATTTAAAGCATATGAATATAGATAAACACCATATGGAATACCTAATCTTTCACATTCTTGCACATTTCTAATGAATTGACTATCATCTTGTTTGGATTCATCATTACCATATCCCAATCGAATAATTGCAAATTCATATCCAGCGTTTCTGACTTTTTCCCAATTTACTGATCCATTATTAGAGCTTACATCAATACCTTTTTTACTCATATTATTCACTCTCCCTATTTAAAATTTTATTTAAATTATGTATTATGTCATAAGTTCCACCTGCTACTAAACCACTTAACATTATTGCCATTTTAAAATCTTTAGTAAATATAAATTCTATACAAGCAATAATAATACCTACACAGATATTCTGTATAGGTATCATATTCTTTTTAATTAAATTAAATTTCTTCCCTAACTCCCCTAATATTAATGTAACAATAAATGTTACTACACTAATTATTGTAGTTAATTCCATATTTAATTCCTCCTAATCAATTAATTCAAATTCTTTTGTTCTTTCTACTATATCTTTTACAAAAGAATTTCCTTTCAATTTAAAATATAGTTCTGCACTATGTTGTATTGCTTCTAATTCAAAATGAGTTATTGTTTTATCTTCTTTACATCTATCATAAATTGTTAATATATCATTTCTTAAACTACATTTGGTTGCTTCTATCATACTTCTTCCAAATGTAAAAAGAAAAGATAATATTCCTAGAATGAATATTATCTGTGTCCAGTATTCTTTTAAGAAGTTCATTCAGACACCTCACTTTCCTTTTTTAATGCTGATACTTCTAAATCTAATAACAAATTATCTTCATCATCACAGGTTACTGATATGTACGTTTTATCTTCGTATGAAATAATTTTTTCTATATTTTTTAATTGATTATATAATACTGGATAATCTTCTTCTGTTATTTTTGTATTTGTCGGTGTTGCTAATTGGTAATATACTGTTGTATTATTCGATGATAACCAATTTTTCCAAGCATCAACATCTGGAAAATCTATTATATCAAGTCCAAAGCCAAGATTTCTTGATATTGCTCTAAATGAATTTATAATAGTTGGATTTGCGTATTTAAAATGTGTACTTTTAACATTCGCTGTCCCTGTTGCTATATTTGGAGTATTTGCTACACCTAATCCTGCTACTAACATCGAAGAAGTCGTATAATTGGTGTTGAGATACCAACCAACCTCACTTCCATCTAATACAACTTTACCTATCTCTTTATGTAAATACCACTCATTCTCATCTAATGTACTATCATAATAAGGATTATTCTTTTTGTTTTGGAATATTCTATCTTTATAATTTCCTATTTTACATAGTTCTATTGGAATAGATATGTATGGTGTATATGGTAAAATTTTTGTTCCCTCATTCATCATAATTTCTAGGGATGTATTTGTAGTTTCATCATAAGTCCTAAATGTTATATACATTGTCTCTTCTGTAGTCACCAAAGTTTGTGATGCATTTCTTAGTACTCTTTCTATAAAAGTATAATCTGACTTGTACATCTGGATATATAATGGAATACCTTCTCCATTTAATGAAAATTTATAATTTTTATTAGGTAATACAGGAATAAAATTTTTACTTCTTACTAAATTAGTATTATCTATTTTAGTACCTGTACCACTATATGAGCCTAATTCTAACTCACCATCAAACAAATTCTTACTACTTAAAGTAATAGGAAAGTTTTGTTCTTGATGTCCAATTCTAGTTGTAGCATCGCTATTTAATTCCAATTGTGCATTGTATAAAGCATTTGTATAAGATTGTTTATATACATATATTCCGAGATAACAATCAGTTTCTTCATTTAAAGTAAAAGTAGCTTTATGAGAAGTGCCTGTTCCTATTAAAGTACATAAAGTAGTACCAGATTGGGTTGAAATTCTAGATGAATTTCCTTGATTTAAATATAAACTAAAGGTATATGTTCCAGCAGGTAAAGTAAAAGCAAATTGTTTTTTGTAATTACTATTTCCAGATGATATTTCTTGTGTTGTGCTTCCATTCATATATAATTTACCATCTTCACAATAAAAATTAATTCCACTTATTGTAAAATTTTGATTATTAAAAGGGAGAAAATTCTTGTTCTGTACTTTAATATTCTGACTGCCAGTAACTACCTTAATATCTTGTGGATAATCAGGGTTAGGGCTTGCTATTCCTCCTGTGTATGGTTCATACTCTGTTGCTTCTGTACCCTTATATATCATAAAGGTATCTAGGTCTATATAAGAGTAACCACTAATATTTCTAACTCTTAAATATTTAATTGTTTTGTTTTCTTCTGATGACCAAGCAACACTTCTCCATTGATTTGCACTTTGAGAACCATTTATAAATGTTCCAGTACCATCGGTATATTCAATATATAAATTAAAATATCCAGTAACAGCCAATAAATCAAAAGCAAAAGTATATTGAATATTTTCTTCCCATTTTATTTTAAATATATATTTATTATCATAGTCTTGATAACCTGCATCTGCTGAAAATTTTAAACAATTTCTATTATCATAATTAAGTATCTCTGCTTTGTTGCTATCGCCAACTCTACTAACAAAATCTTCTGCCCAACCATCATATGCTAAATTCTTCCCTGTTGTACTATCTTGCTCTGTGTCTCCATTGAATACCATAGGCATTTTAGAAGAATAAGTATTATTTAGTTCTATATCACTTCCACTTCCCTCTACTTTTGGAAAGTTATTGTATAAATCATCTGTACCATTATTAATTATATCTACTAACTTACTTTCTAAATTACTAGCATAACTCCTAAAAGTATTTTCTTCTGTTAAATTAGCACCTGTTATATTAATGGTATTTCTTATTTTTGATTTTGTAGTATTTAAGTAAGTTAATTTATTTGCTGTGCTCATTATATCACCTCGCCATTGATAGCATCTAATACAGTATCTATATCTCCTATTATGGTATCTACATAAACCTTTACTCCACCACTAGTTACAGGATTGCTACTTCCACTTGTTGGTGTAGTATCAAAAGTAAGTGTATTTTGTTTCTCAAGTAATAAAGTATTAACTTCACTTTTAGTGTAAAAAGGTCCTTCACTACCTATATAACTCCAACTTCCTACATTATTTGTTATTACCCATCTATAATAACTTAAAGCATTATTGTGAGTACTATCTTGTAATACCTTAATGACATCATCATTTGTTAAAGAAGATGTATCATAAGATTGTAACTCTGTATAAGTTCCTACTATATCTACAACATCACTAGCACTTGTAATAGCATCTATTTGTCCTTGTAAATTAATATCAGCATTAGTTCTATTAGTAATTTCGTTAGCTATATTAGTGGCATTAGTGCTTGTTTGAGTTTCTAGACTAGATATTCTATTCTCTCTTGCTGTATCATTTGCAATTCTCGTATTTTCAGCACTAATTCTTTGATTTTCGTTGGATATTCTTGTTGTTTCATTATTTATCCTAGTAGTTTCATTTGTTTGTCTAGTTGTTTCATTTGTTTCTACTGTTTCTTTTAAACTGTTCATTTCTTCCATTAATTCATTTGCTTCATCATACCAACTAGGATATTGCTCTGGTTCTTCATCTGTTGCGCCTATACTTTCATATACATATAAAGTAGTAATTGTAGATACAAAAATAGGAGTACTATCAGCATTCCTATTTTCTGTTATTTTTAAATCTATATTTACATAATCAGATACTAATAAACAAGATTTAACATCTATTTGATATCCATCTTCTATCTGTTCCATTTCCGCCCAGTATTTTTCACCATCTATTTCATATTCTAACCAAGCAGTCCCTGTTATCATTTCATCTAATTTAAATATTATTTTATTTTGTAAGTTCGCATGTTGAACTCCTATTTTGTTATTTTCACAGTATGATTTTCCTGTTGTTCTTTCAACTTCTATTATTATATCATTCATTACTTGCCACCTCTGAAATTTTCATTAAAACTATTTGATAATCATAAGTAATTTGATTTGGAGTCGGATTATAATACATAATAGTTATGTTATCACTATTTAAAAATACATTTCTATCTTGAGCACCAGTTAAATAACCAGTAGTAGTTGAATAATTAAAACCATATGATAAACCAGCATAACCTCCATTGTATGATTGTCCACCTGAACCAAAAGAAACAACCACACAATTATCTTTGGTAAATCCAGTAGGATAATCAATAGTTTTATTTGTGTAATTTTCAGTATTTGTACATTCTATTGTTCCAGTAACAATAGCAAAATCTCCATTTAATTTATAATTTGCAAAGTTATTATGTGCCTCTTCTAAACCATTTTCTATATTATTTAAATTAGTTGCATTTATTGCGGGCAATTCATTATTTACCCATACGTGTTTATTGTATGACATTTTTATCACTCCTTCCCATAAATAAATGTTCCTGTTCCTTGATTAGTATAAAATACATTATTTACTAAATCATATAAACCAACTTCATTATCACTATTTCTATAACATGGCACAAAATCAAAAATAAGTTCATCATTATTTTTTAATTTCAAACTATATAATTTAGCATAAGAATAAAAATCTATTTCCCCATTACCCGTACTAGAACCAGCAAATATTTTTTGTGAGTAATTTGTAACAGTATCATTATATGTTCTGGTAAATATTTGCCCATCTATTTCTATTGTATTTCCTTGTTTAGTAAAATTAAAATCTATTTTCTTTTTTAATAAACTACTAACACCTGTATCGGTACCATTTGTATATTCACCATTTGATTGTTTTTGACCAATCCAATTCATGGAGTGCCTACCAAATAATATACTATTTTTTGGACCAGTTCTTGTATATTGTGCAACTATAGTTCCAGATAAATATAATTTTGATGTTCCTGGAATTGAAATATACTGATTTCCACTACTTTCTATATAATCTACTTGTGTATATTCGCTAGGTAAAGAATTTCTAGGATATAATGTATCATTTGGATACAAATCATTTCTTGGTAATAATGGCATAGGATTTAATTTATCTAAAATACTAATATTGTTTAATATTCTATTTATATCTTTATAACTAATGTTATTTGAACTTGATATGCTCCAATTTCTCGATGTTATCCAACCTTTTGGATAACCAAACCCATCTCCCAAATATTCAAGCATAGTTTCAATGTCAGCTATTTCATCAACATATACTAATTCTCCATCTATCCATGTTTTAGCAATATAGGTTTTGGATGTAAAAGCAGAATATTTTTGATATAATACTTGCATTTTTTGTTCTATATCATTTAAAACTTCTGTATTTAAATAGTCAAATTCGTTATACATTATTCTACCCCCTCTATTGAACCGCTTAATCCACCATCATAGGTTAATTGGTGTTTTTGCACAAATACTGGTATAAATCCATAATCTGTTTCTACTTTTATATAGTCTCCCGCCTGTATATTGGGGTCACCATTATAATTAGCATTGACTGAATAAGTTGGTATTTTGTCAATAAATTTATCTAAATTATACGTATCCGTTATTGTTACATTTATAGCATCGTTAGAAATTTCTATATTGCTTTCTAAATCCTCATAATATTTTCTTTGCACTGATACTTCATTTTGTGAAGAATAGCCATAATAATCAATAGTAATATTTACCACTTGCCCTATTGTCCCTTTTACGACTAAAAAAACATAATTTTGGTTACAATTATAATTTCCAGCGCAATCTAACACAACACTTGTTGCGTTTTGATAAGTTATGTCACTATTGCTTATATTAAATGCTGTTTTATCATCAATTTTTAACATAACATATTGAGTAGCTTTTTGTAATTTTATTGTAAAACTAATTGTATTATGTTTTGAAGTTGAACCTTGATAATATTTTGTATTATTTGTAACATTTTTATAATTATTAATATTTTTGTAAATTGCATCATTTTTCAATTCACTTTTTGACAACGAATTTTTTACTTCTTTATTTATTTCCCTTATAACAAAGGTTTCATTTCTATCTATTAAATATATTCCATCTAGCATTGATATTGTTTGCAATATATTGTTTAAATCTGAATAGTCTAATGTATCGAGTTGCATTTGATTTTCATTATATATATGTACATTATAGCCATATTCGTAAGAATTACTGAAATAGTTGTTCAAAGTTTCTTGTAATTTTCCTTTACTAACAATATAATTTGCGTTTTCGGTACTATATAGTGGCCTTGGTTGCATTTGTGATATTTTTTTTATTAAATTATAACTAGTTATAGTTACTTGCCCTTCTTGATAATCTATTGAATCATAATAAAAAGTGCCCATTTTTGTATATTCAATTTTCCCATTATCATCTGCAATCCCAATAAAAGGTATGAAAGTGGCATTTTCTGTTAAGTATTTAGTTATTCCAGTTGGATTTAAAGGGTCATATAGTTTATCATAATCACCAATTGTTACAGTTAACTCATTAGCAGGTGTTTTTTGTACTAATTTATCTACTTCCTCAGTAACAGAAAATTCTATTAGTTCATTGTCTTCATATACATAGGTAATTCCAATGTCAATATGATCTATCATTATTCTTCTATCTTGATTTTCAAATGTTATGTGGTCGATATAAATAAAATGATTCTTTAATGTATTATTAAAAATCAATAATAATGGCGAACTATCATCAGTTATATTTTTTTCTTCAATAATGTTAAATTCAGAATCAAATAAAATAGCATGACAACTTGTAATTTTGTTTTTTTTAGTATAAATAGTTATTCCTCTGGTTTCCGATTCGAATAATTCTTCACTTCCACCAATTGTTAAACATATATGAGTGTTTTCTCCATATCTATTACCTAATTCTAAATATTCACTAATTGTTTTTTCACTTATAAATCCTGAATCTTGATTGACTTTATCAAATAAAAGAAAACTACCATCTAATGATGTATAGTTTTCTTCTAATATTGCATAGTTATTTGATTTTCTGTTTGTAGAATAAAGATTTTGCAATGGTGTAGTAAATTCAGCACTATTAATATCATATGTATTTAATGTATTATCATAAAATAAAGATAAATTTGGTGTTTCATCTGATACATTATATTTTACTTCAACATATCCTTTAATTTCTCTATTTAAGTCTTTATAACTAGCCATATTTATACCTCCATGAAGTTCATTTGCACATCTGTTCTTTGAATAATTAAATAGGTTTGTTTATCGGCATATTTTACTTTTCCATCAAGAGGGCCTGCATACATGGTCTTTTCAACTCTTTGATTTTTGCTATCGGTAAATCTCATTTTAAAATCATTATAGTCATATAAACTTTGTAAGAAAGCTGATTGTTCTCCAGTTAATGATTTCCAACCGCAAAAAATTTTTGCTTCATTTTTCCTTATTATATCCCTGTGTAAGATTCTTCTAGCATCCCTATAACTTTTTTCTTCGTGTGTATAAGTAGGTTTATAATTATCTGCATCAGGTGTCGGTAAGTCTATCCAACCATTTCCAAGATTTACTTGAATAAAACTACTATTTTTACTCATTTATTTCACCTTAATAGCCGAAGAATAGTTCAATCGGTTCCCTTCATTTTGATAATCTGTATAAGTTGCTTGTGCAAATTGTTTACCATTTATATTCATTACAATAGGTCTATTAGCTAATTCAGATATATTTCTATTTAATTCTAATAGTAGGTCTGTTGCCATTCCACCATCTCTTCCATCTAATGCTTTATTAAATGCTTCAATCATTGTGGAAAGTGGTGTTTCTATGTTTACTCCTCTTTTTTGGTCACCTAGTACTGCCATAAATTCACTTCTTGGTGGTATTACTGCTCCAGTTGCTAATCTTGGTAAATTAAATGTCGGTAGTCTTCCTAAATTAATACCAGGGACTTTATTAATGACACCTATTAATGTATTAACTGTTCTTATTGGAGCATTTAAAGTATTTTCTATTGTACTCAAAACCGCATTTACTATTGCCTTAAATATATTTGATATTATTGTTCCAACTCCTGTAACAACAGTTCCTACAGTACTTCTAATTGTTCCTAAAACTACTTGAATAATTCCTAGTAATGATTGAAATATTCCGGAAAAGATTTTTTTTACTCCTTCCCAAGCTTGCTTCCAATCTCCAGAAAAAACTCCTTTTACAAATTCAATAATTCCATCTAAAATTTGTTTTAATCCACTAAATAAGTTATCAAATCCATCTAGCATTAATTGTAATGCACCAACAAATGTGTCATACATATCACCGATAACATTTCCAAAGTGTTCTCTTACCCAATCACTTTTTCCTGTAAACCAATCTATTATTCCTTGAAAGAAACTTTTAATTTGTTCCCAATATTTTATTATTACACCTACCACTGCAACTATTGCTCCTGCAATTGCAACAGGCCACAATCCGAATGCTATACCTACACCTGCTACTGCTATACCAATCCCTATTATTATTTTGCCAAAATTTTCCCAACTTGGGTCCTTTAAATAATCTAACACTGCCATAATTGCATATACAATTCCTGCTACTGCTATTCCTATTCCAATTCCTTTTAGTATTCCCTTGAATTTAGTTGTAATTTCTAATAATTTTTCTCCATCTTTTATCATATTGATAAAATCTATTACCTTCATTGCTACTAGGGCCCCTATAACTCCAGCTAAAAAAGCGAGTATCTCTACTTTATGTTTATCAATAAAATCAATAGCTTTAACAACTACATCTTTTATTTTATTAAGTATTTCTAGCAATTTAGAACTATATTCTAATTCTCCTGAATAATCTATTCCACTACTTCCAGAATCTTTATCCTCTTCCACATTTTGAATTTCATCTATACTAGACAACGAATTAGTTGCTTCTTTCCCACTCTTTGCAGTAGATTTTAATGCTTTAGATAGGCCTTGTGCTTCGTTTTTTGCTTGTTCAATACTTTTACCAAATAAACCTGATACAAATACTGCAATAGTACCAGTTAATTTAGATAATGCACTCATAAGTGAATTAATAGCCGGTAAGCAAGCATTATAAATTGGTGCAAATGCTGTCATTAAATTCGCTTTTATTTGATTTAAAGAATTATTAAATGTTTCATTTGTTCCTAATAAACTCATAAAATTATTTCTTAAAGCTGTTAATCCTTTTCTAACTAAACTAAATAGCATTACTGTTGTAAACATTCTTGTTAGTTTATTTTTTAATTTATCTATCTTTTTACCTACTCCATCAATACCATTTTGTATTCCTAACATATTGGCTTTTTTGTTTAGATTTTCTTTAATACTTTCACCCAATTCACTAGTTCGTTTTTTAGTTTCTGATAATTTGCTATTTAATAATGGTAACTTAGCATTTAATTCATTTAATTTTTGTGCTTCGTTTTCTTTCAGTACTCCCCATTCTTTATATCCTTGCAATTCTTCTATCTTGTCCTTTACTTTTTGTATTGCTAATTCTTGACTTTTTATGCTGTCAACGGACTTATTATACTGATTAATCATATTTTTTGTCTTTGTCTCTATTTTTCTAAAATCGCCCTCAATTTTTTGAGTATTCATTTGCGTATCTATCTTAATAGCACCTTTATGTTCTGCCATATTATCCACCTCCCTGTCTTAATTTTTTCATAAATTCATCTTCTTCATCATCGTCATCTTCTACATAATCTAAATCAAATATTTTTATTATAGAATTATATATTTTTCTTTCATCTTTGGTAAGTTTTCCTTCTTGTTTTCTTTTCCTATAATAAATAATTTGATTAAACATACAATCTTGTCCTATATCCATAAATAAATAAACAAATTTCCACCAATGCAAATATTCTATTTTCTCTAAATCTACGTGATGTGATTGATTAATAGCAGTATATATATAATTGCTATCTTTATTAAATGAATAAATTCTTTTTGAAGGTTTATTATCTTTGCTTAATTCTCCTAAGTCTAAAAATTTTATTCCTTGTTGGTAAGCAGATTCTATATCTTCTTCTTGTATTTCATCAATATACAAATTATTTAGTAATATCCAGACCTTCTCGCTGTCATATAATTCATCATCTTCAAATGCTTGTATTATTTTTAAGCAAGTTCTAAAGTCAGAATCAATGTCTAATATTTTGTCATTAACTTTAATTTTTGTTGGTAATTTATCAACTAAGATATTCATATTTACTCCATAATACTGTTATTTTTTTTATTCTTCATATATTTTTTTATTTTCTTATTTCTTTCTTTTTTTACATATGGCATAACAAAATTAAGAATTGGTTCTACTGTGTCTATGTCCATAGTGCCTTTAGTAAAAAGTTCTATTGTTTCTTTACCAAATACTGATGATAGTTTGTTGATAACACTTTCAACAGTATTCAACTCTACACTAAATCCTTTATCTATTTTTTTAAATGTTTCAGCTTCTTTTTCAAAATCTTCAACACTATTTAAATTTTCTTTAGATATATCTTTAATTTCCCCTAAAGCATCTATTTTTTTTAATCCTTCTTGGCATTCAACTATTGCTTCTGTTAAAATCTTCATAATTCTACTATCATCTGGATTGAATTTTAATTCTCCTATTTTATTATCATTTTCATCAACAATATCTTCTTTAATAAATTTATCTTTTATTTTTAAAGCCATTTTAAATTCTCCTTTTCTATATAAAAAAAATAGGGAGCAAAAATGCTCCCTAAAAACTACTCACTTGCTGTAAATACTTTTGTACTAGGGTTAAATGTTCCATAAGTTTTTTCACCTAACCAATTTATATCTATTGGTGAGTTAATACCAGTAGTATCTCCACCCCATGATTTTAAATCAACTGCTCCAGTTTGAATAAATGCTTCATATTCTCCTGTGCTACCCTCTACTTCTTGAGTGGTATTTACTTCACAAAATTCAAATTCTACATCTGACAATTCTTTATCATACTTGTAGATTTCGTATAATTTTGCAGATATTTTACTATCATCTCTATACTTAATAGGGTCAACTGCTGTAACATTAGCACCTTTAGTTATTTCAACTTCTGTTTCTCCTAGAATGTTAGTAAATGAATTTACTTCATTGTTCATTTCTCTTGATAAATCTTCTATATCTTTACCAAAGATTTCCCATTCTTTAGATGCACTTGTTCCTACATTCATAAAAACTTTATATGAATTTCTTTTTGCCTTCATACTTATACATCCTCCTCATAAATTAATTGACATTGTATTTGGTATCTAGCATATTTATTTACTTTATCGGTACCAAATAAATAACCACTAGATAGTGCTTCTATACTAGTGGCTGTTTGATTATTATTTAATTTTGGTAATACATCATTTTCAGTATTTGTTTCTAACCAATTAGCAATCTTTTCAAATAGATGAAGATTTGCTATACTTTGTTGATTTTCTTGAGTACCTATAAATGTTCTACTTGCTAAAACAAATAGGCATTGTTTTTCTTTGCTGCCATCGACAAATCTTCTTAATATTATAGTTGCTGGTACTTCTTCAATTGAAAAACATTCTTCATCATCGCCTAAAAAATCAACATTGATGTCAAAATTGGATAAGTAAGGACATTCTTTAAAATAATCTCTAATACATTCAATTATTGCTTTAGTTTCCATTATCTCAATCTCCTATCTATGACTTTTTGACATTCTTCTATCAATTCTTCTTTTTTATCTATCATCATCCTGTCGAACCAATGGTCACCTCTTAATCCTCCACCATGGTATTCTAAATTTCTTCCAGATGGGTCAAGTATTTTTTGTGTATTTGGTCTACTCCAAAATCCATAATCTTCACTATAAAAGGCACCTTTTAAAGTTATTGGATCTACCATTAACTTACCTTCATATTGATAATTAGCATAAGGATTATCCCAAATTACTTCACCACTACCTATTTTTGTTGCTCTACTACCACTTAAAATAAGTTGTCTTGCATCATCCATAGGTATATATGGTTCAGATTGACTTAAAACAAATTGGTCTATTGTTTTTTGTACTTCTCCACCTTCATTTAATCCACAGTCTTTTAGCATTTGTTCGATACTAGGTAAATATAGACTTGCTACTACTCTCAATTAGATACCTCTATATTCTGTAGTTCTTCACTACCATATCTATTATCACTAATATTAATAATTGGAAAATATTCATAGTCTTTTAAATCAGATGCCGAATTGATACCACTACACTCACCTAGAATAATTAAATCGTTGTTTTTTAGAGTAAATTTGTTAGATTTATCATCTAGATTATCAAAAGTTTTTTTATCAACATAATTACTTAATACTGATAGTGGAATAATACAATTATATTTACTTGTATTTTTTATTCCATTTTCTTCTTTTGATACATTATTACTTTTATAATAAAAAACACCATCGACTTGAGTACAATGGTATTTAGTTTCAGAATCTTCTTTATAAATATTGATTATTGTTATAGTATGTGGAAACATATTATCTACCTCTATACATTAATCCAGTAGTAGATAAATATCTTAATGCTATACTATAGCACTCGTGCTCCAATTCATTATTTGATAATATCTGTTGTGATTGTAAAGAACTTTTATTTACATAACTAATTGAATGTGGTCCTACTGTTTCACTTGCTTTGGTTGATGTATTATCATTTAAACTGACCTTTAATTGGTCTTGCTTATACAATAATTCAGCAATTTCACAAGTAGCAGAAATTAACTGATTTACTATATCTTCATCAGTAACAGATTTTGCTCTATTAGAAGTATAATAATCAATTCTACTACTTGCTTTTACTGAATAATCGTTGAATGATTCACTTGGTATAATGCCATTATTATACGACTTATCATAATCTTTATAACTAGCATACATACTCATATTAATCACTCCCTTTATTCTACAACTTCATCTTTGTTAGTTGTTTTAGTTTCTTTATCTTTGTTTTTATCTTTGTTAGTTGTTTTAGTTTCTTTTTTAGGTATAAATCCTATTGTTGTAGCCATTTAAATCATCCTTTCTAATTATTTATATGAGCAGTAAACACCTGCTAATTTGTTTTCATATACATGTCCATATAAATTATAGTTTCTATATGGGAATACATGAGAGTCACCATCTTGGTCTTCGTCTGGGCTAAAATATTTAATATATTGCTCCATAGCTGTAACAACTGCACTCTTTTCAACAATTAAGAAGTTTATATCAGATGCACCACTTGCTTTGGTATATCCATAGCTACTTGTTCCATCATTTAAAGTAACTGCAGTGTACATTCTAGATTGTGGAACTACAATAACTTGACTAAATCTCTCCATAACTGATTTTGACTTATATGTATCTAAATCATCAATTAATGCTTTACCAGTTGGAGTGATAAATAAAATTCTGTTTTCAGTTGAAACCTCTGCTTCATCCATAGCATTAGTTCCCGCTCTTAAAGCTGCATACATATCTGCACCAGATGTAATAGTTTCTTGTTTTTTAGTGATACCAGTTGTACCTGCAATTTTAGCAATACGAGCTGCATCAGTCTCTGGTGCTACTTTTGTTCTTAAAAACTCACTTGATAATTTAGCAACTGCAACGCCTAAGCTTTCTTCATTATCTAATCTATCAACTTTTAACTTTTGTGACCTTTCTTTATCGTATTTGATAGTTTCCCAAGTTAATGTAGTATCCCCTTGAGTATATCCAGAATTTCTACTGAAATCTCCCAAAGCATCCATATCTAATTTAGCAACTTTAATTTCACCATTTTGTCCTTTTTTTACAGTTGCTTCATCTCCATCCAATACAGATGTTTTTACTTCGTTTTTGTATACTTCATCTAATAGTGGTAAGTATACTGTACTTAATGTTATATTATTCATTGTTCATCCTTCTTTCTTTATTTTTCTTTATCATTTCCTAGCCCCATTGCCTTTCTTATTTCATCATTGGTGCTAGTATTTGTTGGTGCTTTTGGTACTGTAGTAAATTTAGGATTTGCTACATCGCTTAAAAAAGAACCTTTATCAGATTCTTTCAAATTGTTTAACCATTCATTAGCACCCTGAAATGACTTAGTTTCTTCATCATACTTAAAGTCTTTTTTTTCAAACTCTGCTATGATTCCTTTTTTAGCCATTTCGCTAGAAAATTTAGTATCTTTGAAAAATTCATTTACTCTTTCATCTCTGATACTCTTTTCTTTTGCATCCTTTTGTTCTTGAATAAGTTTGTTATACTTGTCCTCCCAATCGGTTGCTGATTGTTTGATACTATCAATGTCCATATCTTTATAAGATTTAATTTCATTGTTAGCATCATCTAATTGTTTTGTTAGGTCTTCATTAGACTCTTTCAATCCTTGCAATAATTTGCCATGCTCTGCCATTATTGAATCAATGGTCTCCTTATCCAACTCTAACCCTTTTAAAAATTCACGCATATTTTTCCTCCTAACATTTTTTTACGAGGTCTAGTCCTCGAGTGAATTAAAATATTTTCTAGTCCTATCGTTGCTATGACACACGAAAAAAGCCGATATTTCTATCGACTTAGTTAGTACTTTATAAGCACCATAGAATAGATATAAAGGTTCTCCCTAACTAATATTAGGAAACGAGTAGTCCCATAAAGTCGTTATGGTATTAACCTCTTACTCTCCACTATTTTATACATCTACTCTATGCTACCTATGAAAAGTAGCAAAAATTAATCTATTTTAAATGCTTTATTTTCTAATTTCTTATAAGCATCTAAATACAATTCTTTCTTATCACCATTATAAGTTAATTCATAATACATCCCATCACTTACAGTAGTGCTTACTAATGCCTTATTGTTTTGTAATGTTTTACAACTCCATACAATAAAAACATCTTCTTCCTTTAATTCAAAATTATCAGTTTTATCAACTTTTTCATTAAAATATTCAACTATTTTCTTAATACATAATTTTTCAAAATCATTATTTTTCATTTAAATTCCTCCTTATATTATTTTTATAAATTTGCCATACATTCTTGCTATTTCGTGTTCTATAACACAGCCTCTAGCGTTATTCCAACCACGCATAAATACGATTGCATCAACTTTAGACATTGCTTCAATTGATTTAGATAAGTAATAAATAGCAGTATCACTTTCTTTTGGACTTTCTTTTGCGAATATAGTATCAACAACCTCATGTCCTTCTTTTTCTAGTTGCTTTACTAATTCCTTTCTTTCATCTCTAATTTGTTTTTCTGTCTTTCCTTGCATTGGTTGACTAATCATTAT